CGTCCGCGGCCTCCTTCGTCGGGGCGGCGCCGGCGGCGGCCTTAGCCTCATCCGCTACAGCGCGGGCGGCGCGAATACTGTCCCCCATGGCCGCAACCTGCGTACGGGGGGCGTAGATCGAGTCAGCAACCTCCCGGGTGACGTACTTCGTGAGGTCCACAGCCGGAGCTGGGGGCTTCCCCTCGTCGTTGATCTTCACTCCCGACGTGCCAATGTTGATGGTCACCTGCGACGGCAGGCACTGGCCTTGCTTCTCCTCTGACATGCGTCTCCTTACGCCTGGAACTCGATACTTGCTGGCATCTCGCGGGCGCCATCCCACACGGTGATCGTGGCGGCCACCTCGCGCGCCCCATCCCACACGAACACCGGCTGCGCCTTGACGGGCGTCTCATAGATCTTCAAGGACGAGATAGCCGCATCGCCAGAATCAGCTGGAACGCCGATCGACGGCAACCAGCGAGGCGCCGTACTGGCGGGAAGCTCAACCTCGGCCACCACCTTCGTCTGCCCCTGCGGGAGCGTGACGGTAGTGATGTTGAACGGGCCGTTGATCTTGACCTTGTTGTCGTTGAACCAGTTCACGCGCAGGTCAATGCTGGCGGCTGCGGCATCCTGGTAGTCGACCTCGAAGGTGAACTTCCGGGACCCCACAGGCATGGCTGCACTGTCGTAGGGGGTGGTGGACGCCCCTGCAGGGAGGGTCGCCCCATCTCCCTGCCGGGAGCCCTTACTGCGCCACCACGCCCCCAGAACGGGGAAGATACTGTCTGCCACTATGCGTCCTTCCTGACGATGATCGTACCCGCCGGAGTATCCGCCGGGACTGCCTCGCGCTTACCGAGCGAAAGCACCTTGGGCCGTGAGCGCAGCTCCTCCACCTCGAGCTTCAACGGCAGGTACCCCTTCAGCCACGGGACCGTGAGGTCGAGGACGTGCTGCGACGGCGGGTTAGCGTAGGGGTTACCGACCGGCTCCCACTGGCCGCCCCGCTGCGGGTCCTCACGCAACTGCCCATCCGTGATGTACAGGTGGGCGATGCCAAGCTTGTCAGCCTTGTCGAACACGCTCTTGTAGTTCTCACTGGTGACGCCATGGACGACGGCCCACCAGCGGGTGGAAGGGTACGCCTTCATGTGGTCCGGGAGGATCGGGGTCCCGGGGTCCTCGACCAGGAATGCGGCTGCATCCTTCTCGAACATCATGCACACATCGAAGTCGAGGGCGCACATGTCCGGGGAGATGTTCGAGCCCGAGTTGATAACGATGAGGAACTCCTTGCCATACTTGGCGCGCACCTTGTCGATCAGGGACTTGTAGGCGGGGACGCGGCCAGCCTGAGCACCCCACCCGTTGATCGCCTCATCCAGGAACACGCCCTGGCAGACGTCCCCGTACTGGGTCTTAGCCTTCTCGATCTGGGAGAGGATGTACGCCTCGGTGTACTTGTCCACGTCAGGGATGTTGTTGCGTCCAGGGTCGCCAGTCGGGAGCGTTGCGGCCAGGTACTGGGTCTTCACATAGAACACGGCCCGCTTCGCCCCGGCAGCGAGCGCAAGCTCAGCCTGCTTCTTGAAGTCGACGTTAAACTCATCCCAGTTGCCGCTATTGCGGTTCAGGATGACGATACCGAGGGAGCCCGCGAACTTCAGAATCTGCGCCCACTTCGAGGTCTTGCCAGGCTTGCCGTCCTCGTAGTAGTCCGGCCAGAAATAGGTCACGGGCGAGTAATACCGCTCCCCAGGCTTGAACGGGGAAATCGTCTTGGCGAGAGCATCAACGCGCAGGGTCGTCGCGTTTGCGACCTCTAGGGTTGCATACTGCCCTAGGGCTCGCTCGAGGTTCTGCTGCTGCACGAAGGTGCCGTAGGCGTCCTCGCGGGTGATATACGAGGACAGGTCCACATGCCCACCAGCCTGAGCCTGACTGAGCTCGGCCTTCGTGGCATAGGTTGAGGCTGCCTCAGCCTTCGGGAGCGCCACATCAGCGATCGCCCGGGCTGCCCGAATGCTGTCCCCCATGGCCGCAACCTGAACCTTCGTCGAGTAGGTGCTGGCGGCCGTGGCGGCGGTGAGATAGTCAGAGAGCGCCGCCTGGGTGGCGTACTTCCCATCCGCCGTAGAGGCGGTCACGTACTGGCTGAGGTCCGTCTTCTTGGCGTACTTGCCGTCCACAGCCTCGGCGGTGACGAATCGGGAAGTGTCAGGGACCGTAGGGATTGAGCCCTTCACTGTCTCCAGCGCAGACTTCGTTGCGTAAGTCGATGCCGCCTCAGCCTTCGGAAGCGCGGCGGCGGCCGTAGACTTCACTCCCTCGATCTTCGCACCCAGGGCGTCGTCAGCCTGACGCATCTCTGTCTTCGTGGCGAAACCAGACAGGTCGGGCGCCTGCTGTCCACCACCGTTGAGCTGGGCCTGCGCGAGAGCGGCCTTCGTCGCATATGTGGAGGCCGCGTCCTCAGACTTGAGGTAGACGCCGAGGGCCTCCTTGGTCGCATAGGTGTCAGCCACCGCCTTACTGGTGGCGTACTGGGTGAGCTCACTCTTGGTGGCCGCCGCAGTGGCAGTGGAGTCGATGCGCTCACTGAGCTTCCGCTCAGTCGCTAGCGCCTCCTCCTTGGTGGCGTAGGTGGCGGCAGCCTCAGCCTTCGGGAGAGCGCCATCAGCCGTGGTCTTCACGGCGTTAAGGCGAGACGACAGTGTGTCATCCCCGCGGGTGACCTCCTCCTTCGTTGCCAGCGTCGAAGTGTCCACCTGGCGCCCCTCAGACGCCTTGCGCAGGGCCTCCAGCTCCACCTTAGTGGCGAAAGTCCGATCGGCCTTCTCCGTGCTGTACCAGGTCAGGTTAGCCATTAGTCCTCCATGCGAGTAGTCCATCCCCAACCTCGATCACGTCGGGGGCGTTAATTGCTTCGAGAGTGCCGTCACCAATGTCGCGGACTCGGCGCCCATCCCTATCGGACGGGTCTTCAATGGCGACACCGGAGAAGATGTCTACGAGGTCAACCTCGGTTCCGGCGATGATGCGCGCGTTGACGCAACGGGTGAGGCCAGTGTCGCCGGGGATGTTGACACACACCCGGTAGTTCTGCTCCCCGTCAGACAGGGTTGACGGGGCTGCGATGTTCAGGAACGGCTCGCCATCATGGTTGACGAGGATGCCGTCAGAGCGAAGTCGCCCCCCGGCATAGTGTGCAATGAGGGCGTTAGTGGAGTCCACCTCGACACCCTTGTATTGGGGGAGCGGAGTGAACTCGACACTCCCCATACGGCCGAGGCCCTCAGGGCCGACCACCTTACCTGTGATGCGCGCATACCCCTGAGTCACGAGCTCCCCCGACGCCGATTCGTTACAACCTTCACTCTATCAATGCGATCATGCAGGCTGGACACCTCGTCGTAAAGATGAGCTCTGTCAGTGCGGGCATCATTCCTGACCCCCTCAACCTGCCCCTCCAAACTCTGGAGCCTATGGGACTGCTCACTAACGCTATCCCTGAGTGCCCCCACAACCTCAGCGAGGGCGTCCATCTTCGAGGTCAGGTCATCAAATCGCATATCTAGGTCGTCCCGCAGGTTCGTGGCGTGGTTGTTGTGCACCCCCTCGGATGCAGATTCAGCAGCATCCGCAGCCCTTGCGACATGGACGCTCATTCGCTCCAGGCGCTCATCATTCTGCGCCTGCTGCTTCCGCAGTCTACTGGCGAGTCGAGCCACAAGCGCAGCCAGCAGTGCAACCGTAGCCGCAATGAGATCAGGAGATGTGAGGACTTGCCCTAACGGCAGGACGCTATCTACTGGCTGCACTGGTCACTCAGCTCGCGTGGCGGGGAGTGTACTCGACGGGTGCCGTGGCGATCGCCTTGTCCGTCTCCTTCGCGTCAGCGAGGGAGGTCAGGACGCTCGCCAGGACGGCGGTCGCAGCGATACCGAGCGCACCCTTCCAGTCAATGTCGAGAATGCCGACACCCACAACGAAGGTAGCAAGCAGGGACTGGGCGAAGGTCTTCACGGCACGGTCGAAGACGCCAGACCAGAATGAGGCGCGAGCGTAAATGCTCATGCACTCACCTCTTTCAGGAACAACTAGGGGGCAGGACTTCCGCCCCACCCCCTAGTTTACACTGCGTCAAACGCGGTCACATAAGCCGGAACGACCCCGGGCGCGAGCGGTTCAGCGCCTCCTGGAGTGCCGCCCACGTGGCCTCGCCAGGCTCACCGTCCACGTAGTCACCGAACGACCAGCCCGCAGCGAACCGGTTCCACATGTCCGGCGCGACTGGCTTCACCCAGCACCACGCCCAGTACTGGAAGACGCGCACCACATGGGAGTCCCAGCCTCGATCCTCGGCCAGCTTCCCCGAGCCGGTGAGCATCTTCTGGGAGTGCTCGGGGACCGTCTTGTTCAGGTAGCGGCGCAGGTTGGCGACAGCATAGAGCTCGTTGTAGCCAGGGGCAAAGACGTCGATGAGGCGCTGCACCGTGGCGGGCCCGTACTCGCCGTCCACCTCGAGTGCGCCCGACGTCGCCACGGGGGCGGGGGCGCCGGAGATGACCTGGCCGCCACCGATCATTCGATCCCACGTAGCGCGGTCGCGCAGGCGGTTCAGGTCAAGAGTCCCGTTATAGCCGGGCAGCCTACCGTCCTCCGTGTACTGATGGATCAGCGGGGACCCCCAGTAGGAGACCGATGGAACAGCCGGGTCGCTGTAGGAGGCGCCGTAGTCGCTGTAGGAGCCTCCCCCCGCATACCAGAGCGGGTACTCGCGGGCCACAGCCGACCAGTCGTAGCCATTCAGGGCGCTGCCGTTCATGTAGATGCCGGGCGTGGAGCCAGTCATACCCTTCACGGCATCGAGGAAGGTCTTCGCCCATCCAGGCCCCTGATCGACAGCGTTCGCCTCCCAGTCAAGCCAGAGAGTGGCCTTACCCACATAGCCGCGCACAGCATCCACGAAGTAGCGGGCCTGCTCCTGAGCGTCACCCGGTCGGGCGAAGTGGTAGAAGCCAAGCCGCTTCGAAGCCCCCAGGGTGGAGTTGGCCTGTGAGCCCATGTAGGGATTCACGTAGTCGTCATCCTCGGTGGCCTTGACGATCACGAAGTCAGCCCACAGGGCAGCCACGTTCAGGCCCGCCTGGTGACTGGAGATGTCGATACCGTGCGCGTGTGCAGGGGCGCTCGGGGCGGCAGTAGATGCGGTCGTGGGCTTAGCCTGGGCGGCCTGCCCCTTACGGAACTCAGGCCACTGCGACAAGAACTTCCCCTCGTCGAAACGATGGCAACTGGTCCACGCCCCAGACTGGGTGTGCGGGTGGCTGGGGTAGCGGACTGTGCGCGTCTCACGCCCCGTGGGGGCACC